TACGGTATCCGGTATGTCGCAACTGGTGCGCAGCGGTCGTGCCACAGAGGCCACCATCGAGCGTCTGAAAGCCGAGTTACCGAATCCTCTCACCACCAAAGATTCAGCCGACGCCAAAAAGCGCATTCAACGCCTGATGAAAGAAATCGACGTGGCTAAGCAAAAGGGTACGTTTGAGTCCGGAGCAAGACGCAATCCGAATGCAAACGCTCCAGCGGATAATGCTACTGCCACGCCTGCATCATCCGCGCCTACCACTGGTAGCAAATCCATAGACGAACAGATCATGGAGGCCGCCCGTGGCCAGTCCAGCAACAATTGATTTTTTCAAGAAACTCCCTGAAGACAAACAGCGGGCCGCATTGGGCAAGATGTCCTCGGAAGCCAAGCAGGCATTACTGGACGGGCTAAAGAGTGCATCCACTGAGACCACGTCTACTGGGATCACAGTTCCCAAGGGAATGATCGACCGCGATGATTCCTCGACTGTCAGCGGAGCTTTCAAACGCGGACGGGATGTTATTCGCGGAATGGTGCAAACAGTCGTCGCACCACCGACCGCCGAGGAACAAAAGCGTGGAGCACTCACTGATGACACGGCTGGCGAGATTCTGCAACGCCCAGCACTGGTAGCTGGACGGGTGGGGCGTGGCTTTGTCGAAGGTGAGAAGCAGGCCGCAGGGCAGGTCAAGGAACAGGTTAAGGCCGCGCACGATACCAAGGGCGATCCGGTGCAAAAAGCATTGGCGTATGCCCGCGCTGGCACAACTGCTGCGTCCATGGCTGATCCGTTTGCGACTGGATCGGTGACCAATATCAATAAACTAGAGGACGAAGGCAAGAACCGCGAGGCGATCGGAGCTGGGACGTTTGATGCTCTTACCATGTTGATCGGCAGTCGCATTGGACGTGAACCAACCATTGGGACTATCGAAGAGCCGGGGATGGTGGTCAATAAACTAGCCTACGCGACTAACGCCGATTCGATTCGTCCTCTGATGCATGTGATGCCTGATATCGAGGAGACTGTCAAGCAAGTAGGTAAGCCCAAGACTGTTAACGATCTGGGAAATGTGATCCAGAAGACGATGGAGAAGTATGACCAGCAGTTCAACAAGGGACTGGCAACCACCAAGGGCTACGTGAATGCGTCACCGATTGCCGATGCTCTCGAAGCCAAGGCGCGAACACTACCGCCTACATCCGAAGGTCAGGGAATCGCAAATCAACTCCTCACTCACGCCAGCGAGTATCGCGGTCGAACATGGACTGCACAAGAACTCAACTCTGAGCGCATGTTCCGCAATGCCAACGCGCAGGCGTTTTACAATAAGAGCGATGTTGGTCAAATGGCAGCACTCCGAGCCAACGCCGACACCATGGTCGATGAGATTGTCGCGGATTCAGCTCGGGATGTGCTATACGATGAAATGGAGAAGCAGCACCCCGGTCAGGGATTCAGAGAGTTGAAACGCAAGCAATCATCGGTGCTGGAGATGCAGGGAAAGTTCAAGGATCACATCCGGAAGTTGGAAGCCGCGCAGGCAAAACGCGCAGGCGCACCATGGAGTGAGAAAGCTGGGATATCGACCAGCGCCCATCCGAGTGGTGCGATTGTGACGCCAAGGATTCACGTGACGGAACTGTTGCGCAAGGGTCCGTTGTCGCACGCCAACAAAGCTGTAGAGTCGGCATTTGGACCGACTGACGCAGCAAGAATGCGACGGGCAGTGATATTGGCTCTGCCTGTAAGTACACTGGTTAAGCCCATACCGGATGAGAAAGCGCCATCGGCATCGACACAATGATATCTCTGTCCTTGAGGGCGCGCCTTGGGCAGAGGACGGTGCAGTCGCCTATAACGACTCCCGCTCTGATCTCGGCTATGCCTCCGAGTGAGTAATGACAAAAGGCAACTAAAATCCCATGTTGATAGAATTAGACAATTGCTGGGTTGAGACCACTCTGGTAGCGGTGGTCCGCGCATCCGGACTCAATTCCGATCAGACTGTGATATTCACGTCTGGGCAGGACGCGGCCTCTGCTGGACATCTGATTGATCTGCCAGTCGAGGACGTGATCGAGCGCCTGCAAGTGATCCAGCGCCATGAACTCGCCCGGCAATTGCTTGAAGAGATCGAAGCCGGGGAGACAGTGGAAGTGGGATTGGAAGTCGAAGCAGAAAGTTCTTGACAGCGGAATCGCACCGCGCTATATTATCGACATTATGACATAGATCGACAACCGCCACGCCTACCTGTTCATCCGGCAAGACCTTCCCATACAGCATCAAATGGTCCAATCGAACCACGCCACGCGAGGCATTTCCACATGCTATCCGCAGGGTGAGGGGATCCCCAACATCGTTCTCATCGGCGTTCCAGACGTGAATGCGCTCAATCGCGTGCTTGCGAAGTTGCAGGCTGCGCAAATTCCGCATTACTGCTGGACTGAGCCTGACAACGATATGGGGTTCACGGCGATTGCCACGGCTGCTGTTGGGGAAGGACAGAAACAGGTGCTGCGGCATTATCGACTGTGGTCACATGAGGGGACAGCCGGTCAAACGGCCTCGGGGGTCACACCTGGTCCTCTCACCAATACTCGCGTAGCTCAATCGGAGAGCATCGGCCTCTAAAGCCGGAGATGCTGGCTCACTGCCAGCCGCGAGTGCCAAGCCGAGGTAGCTCAGTTGCCAGAGCACTCTGCTTTTAGCAGAGAGGTCGGTGGTTCAATTCCATCCCTCGGCTCCATTTTATGACGGGCACCGTTAGCTCAGACTGGCAGAGCAGTGGATTCTAATTCCAACGGTCGCGGGTTCGAGTCCCGCACGGTGCTCCATCATTCATCTTCCTCTTCTAACACCCCGCATAACTTATTCAGCTTCCTCTCAATCGCCTCCATCGCCTTCGGCTGATTCCACGGCCAGTTCTCTGCGATCACTTTGGCATCCACGTATCGATTAAGCAGATCGATCGCGCGAATCGTCCTCTGCGGCTCTTTCAACTTCCTAATCCTCTTGATCTCCTGCTCGACTGTAAACGAATACGGTGGTGGCCGTTTCATAACAAACGTGTGCAATCCGCATGCCCACAGCAGCAGGCTCACGCGATCGAGCGCGGCGGGCTTGCGCCTGAACTGTTTATTGTGTTTCTCCGCGATAATCTTCATCAGTCGATGCGCGTCTCTGGGCGATATCAGGTCGTCGTATTCACCTTTCTCAGCCTTAGACGTGTACTGATACGTGATCGGGGTGACTGGAGGATCGAGTGTCGCGCAGAGCCTCAGTAGAACATTCGTCGGGTAGTCGTCGATGCCAAGGAGTAGAGAGATTTCGTATAACCGGATCAGTGGTCGATCGAGGATGACAGTTGGGAGTGGACGCTCGGATGGCACGGGCATATCGTTAACAAGTATAATACCCCTTGACAACTGTCAACAAAAGCACGATACTCCTACACATGGCATACCCGAAATGGTCCCTCGATGAAGTCGTGCACCTGCTGAAAGACGGTCAGGGTGCAAAATCACTGACGGACTTCGCGGACGAACTCGGAGTCTCCAAGCAGTACCTCAGCAACGTGTTTAACGGTAACTGTGCGCCCAGCACACGCCTGCTGCGGAACTTCGGATACGAGCGCGACGATACGCCACAGTTTGTTAAAGTTCAAAAGGAGAATAGGAAAATGTCTACAACCTCAATCGCCAAAATCGGGTGTGCTCATTGCAGTGAGGAATTCAACACTGACCAAGAATTGCTCGATCACGCCAGCAAACAACATTCGGACAAACTACGCCGCCCCAAAAAGTCCTCCAACGCCAAACAAACCACGCTGGTCAATGTCATTCTCGACAAGTCCGGATCGATGTCCACCAAAATCGCGGACGTGATCGGTGGATTCAATACCTACATCGCCGAACTCAAAAAGGATGACGTTAGCGACTACCTGTTTACGCTCACGCTGTTCGACACGGATTTCGCCGAGAAGTATCTGGCAGAACCATTGAGCGCAATCGCCGATTTGGACGATAAATCCTATCAGCCGAGCGGCGGGACTGCTCTCAACGATGCTGTTGGCCGTACCATCAAGTTGATCGAGGGAGACAGCCGCAATGCCGACAAGATCATCACGGTGATTATGACCGATGGCGAAGAGAATTCCTCGCACGAGTACTCTACTGATGCCGTGAAGGTGCTCATTCAGGCAAAAGAAAAAGCTGGCTGGGCGTTTATCTTTCTGGGCGCATCACTGAATGCCTTCCAGCAGGGTGCGAGTTACGGGATCGCCGCTGCAAACGTCGCACAGTATGATCAGGGACATTATCGGGGTACGTTCTCGAATATGGCGCACGCGACGGCATCGGCTTCGTCCGGCGCTGCTCCTATGAATGCGTGTTTCTCTGCCAATCCCGATGTGATGTTGAAAAGTGCCAATCTTAATATTGGTTCCGATTCGATTTCTGGCGACCCCTTCAGCGGCAGCGCAGTCAGTGGTGGTTCAGGGGTCACCATCACCCACACCACTCCCCCAAATAAACCGCAGGCATGGAATCGCGGCACACGCAAAGGTTGGAATCCCCAGAGGAAGAACAAGTAATCCCCGTCGCGCTATTGTTGCCTCTCAATGGCTGTATGCGAGACAATCTGCATATGGCCATCGAGATCATCAGTGCACCTGCCAGCGGAAATATCATCAGCATCGCCTATGACGCGGACTCTCAGTCGCTATACGTCCAGTTCAAATATCAGAACGCCACGTACATCTATCACGGCATCGACGGTGACACGGCAAACGGATTCGGCCAAGCCCTTAGCGCTACCGACTACCTGAAATCCGCCATCCTGCCAATATCCGTTGGTGAACGAATCGCTTGAGTGATAGACTCTTTCGCATGAGCACTGCCATACCCGCATCCCCGGCGGACCTGTCATCGCCACACAATTATCTGGACGGCCCTGCTATTCGACTCAGTATCACAACCACTTCTGTCTATCCAAGTTTCACCTGTCCATTCACATTTGCCTCCACCGGGGAATCGGTACGGGAACGCTAGGAGCGCCGGACTTGAGAGCTTCGAGGAAACGTTTCACGCGCGCAAAAGTCGTTCGGTCTGTCCGTCGCACGCCAGTCGGCGATGGCACCTCGACCGCGAGATTTATGAATAATGCGAGTGGCCGCGCAGCTATGAAAGAGGCATTGGCCGAACAGCGTCGGCGACAAGACTCAAACTGTGCCGAGTGCGGACAATTTCTACCGTGGGGTGAGTGCAGGTTCAAATACCGGGAGTGCGCCGATGGAGTCATCAATGTTGCGATTCACAGGAAAAAGTGTACGTAAATTTACAGAGATTGGGGCCGCCGCGCGATGGGGAGTGGCAGCGTTTCACCTCGTTGTGTTCGGAATGCTGCTACTGGGCGGCTCCAATGTTGCACAGGCACAAAACAAATCACTTGGGAAAGTTTATGCAAGCGAACTCCCCGTGGTACTTGATAGCGGCCTCGTCATAGGCTACAGCCGCGTCTTTGGCGGAAGCGAAATTACCCAAATCCATCCGTTTCCCGTCAACGGTAATACGAGATCTCCACGAATTACTTCTGAAGAAGATGCCTTTATAACCGTAGATGTTTGTCGTTCGCATGCGTCTATTGTAAAGGCTCTGCCTCAGAGTGCAAATCCTGAGATTGCTGCGACGGTTGTCGAGGGTGTCATGGTTTTTGTGATCGCAGTGCATAGTATTGACACTCCCCATAATCATGGAAGCCATATAAATCCGCTTAAATCCATCAGCAAGCGTCCATTCCGTGTGTGCCGCGTAGTAGCTTCTCGTCAGCACCGACCACTGGGCGAACCAATTGATCGAGATCACGCGGTCGAAATCAATCTCCCATATAGTGGCGTACTGTCCTTGTGTAAGAGGAACTTTACGACAACGTTCCCCATCAATAATGAAAATGGTCTCGATGACGGGAGGCTTTTTTTCGCCAACCCAACATAAAAAACACTGTTTAGAGCGTTTACTTTTTTGGTTTCCGCATTTCGGGCAGGAGTTGTAACCTTTAGGGAAGGCGGGTTTGATACTATGATCTTGCGGCTGAGTGCTTTGCGCTTCACGAGAGCGTGTCATGGTCCTACCTCTAATAGGATTCGTGCGGCACTTGGCCGCAACGTAATTTTATTTTACCTCTACATTGCCCTGTTGACGAGTGTTTCTTTTGCTCAGGGTGGGTCTGTTTCTCTCCAAATAATTCAACCTCCGCCGCCTGCTGGAACTGGTGGGCCTGCTCCATATGCAACAGTACGTGTCTGTCCTTACACCGCCTCTGGTACTCCTTGTTCGCCTTTATCGAATTTGTTTCTTGATCCGGGGCTGACAGTGCCTACCAGCAACCCCGCTACGAGTGATCAGTATGGAAACGTGTCATTGTGGGTGTCTCCTGGAGCTGTCATCGTGCAGGTTACGCCTGTCAACGGAATCCTATACTCGTATCTCGAACAGGCAGTCGCCGGCACCGTCACCTCTGTCGGACTCACCATGCCGAACATATTCAACGTCTCTAACAGTCCAGTCTCCGGCTCGGGCTCCATCGCGGTTACATTCGCGTCTGAGTCACCCAACTTAATCCTCGCCTCCCCGAATGGCTCCACCGGCACACCATTATTCCGCAGCCTAGTTGCCGCTGATGTGCCAACCACCCTCGGTCCCACGTCATTCACTGGCAACGTCGGAGTGGCAGGCACATTATCAGTCACAGGGACATCCACTCTTACCGGCAATACCAGTGTCGGTGGCACATTCGGGGTCACAGGTGTCACTACTCTCAATAGCACTCTGGGGGTGACTGGCGCTACCACTCTGAATAACACTCTTAGCGTGGCAGGTGCGACCACACTGAGTAGCACTCTCGGCGTATCGAGCACAGCCAACATTGGCGGCTCTCTCAGCGTTTCAGGTCCGACCGCGCTGAACACACTCGGTGTCACTAATTCATCCACTCTCAATGGACTCAGCGCGATCACCACCACTGTGCGATCCCTCAACGGCATTCAGTATCCGAATCAATTCCCCGGGTCCACTGCCGACATCCAGATCGCCGCCGCCGAAGCCGCACTCCCATCCATCGGTGGGACTATCGACGCTCGCGGGTATGGTTGCACCACAGTGACCATTGCGAATCCGATCAATATCGGCTCAGTATCCCAGCAGATCACGTTTATCGTTGACCGCTGCACGAACTGGAACATCACGGTTAACACTGGCACTCCAGCGGTATCTTTGTACAGCTCATCCTCGATTTGGGCGGACTCGGACTCAGCCAATCCGATTACCTCCAGCGGCCCCGGTGGATTCAATCTCGCTGCCGGTGCCAATGTAGCCTCGGTACTCGCGTGCGTCCCCGGTGTGGCTCCCGAGCCTATCTGCGGCATCCACGGGATCACATTGCAGGGTAACTCCGCCGCCACCGTCACCAACGGTATCCTCGACATCAATAATGTCACCGACCAGACCACGATCTCAGACATCGTGATTTACGACTTCTACAACACGGTCGGCCTGAACATCCGCACGTCCAGCACTGATGCGCTTGGCCCGCTGAACTTCCAGAACATCACGATCAACGCCTATGGCAACACTGGTGCGCGGCCTGTCAAAATCACCAGCAGCGGTCCCGGCGCGCTCACAAATATCAACTTTTTCGGGGGGTCACTCTCACACCCCGGTCCCGGTGGAATAGCCATTGTCGATATTGAAGGACCATCCGCCAGCGCGCTGATCAACGGGGTTAACTTTTACGGGACGCAGTTTGAGTCGATCAACACCGGAGATATTGGTGTGGGCTGTGTGAACTGTTCCGGTGTGCACATTGTCGATGCCACGTTCACCTCTGATACTAATGCTGGGGCTGCCTGCGTCAAGATATCGAACTCCGGTGGCTCCACTACCATGGTCACCATCGATAACCTGATCAATTTCGACGCCTGGACGAACTCAATTCAGAACACGGTCAACTCCCAGAACCTGACCGACGCCCGGATCGCGCACTACACATACACGGATGCAACCACTGGGACGAATCAAGGCCGCACGTATCTGCCGAATATCAACCAGACATCAGCGGGGCAGTTCGCGGGCACGTCCGCGTGTATATCGAGCACCAAGAACATTGCGTTCAGCATTCCGTATAACGCCACCCCGGTGATCGTGGTGTTCGACGAGACCACTGGCGGGGGAGCGACACTGAGTTCCAAGGCCAATACTGGATTCACTGTGGCTTGCTCGGGGGCGAGTGATGCGTTCGATTGGATCGCGATTGGCAACCCGAGGTGAGGAAGGTGAGGAAGGTGAGGAAGGTGAAGCAGATTTCGTGCCAATCCGGTTGCTAATGCACCTGTAATCAGCCACAATACCCGCATGAACGTGCAATGGCATTTGTTATGGCTCTGGGCGTGGTTCGGCATCGGCGTGTTCATGTACTGGCTGAAACGAGCCTACTTCCTCGTCACCGGGCCTAATCCTGTTGCCAATAATTATTCCGATTTCATCCGGAGATGCTGGATTCCGCTGATTGTGCGCGCGTTCCTCGACAGCATCATGTTCTGGTTGTGCTTCACTCCGCAGTTCCTGTCGGGTGGACTTGAGTACCTCGGCTGGAGCAGCATGAGCGGGGTGATTGGGACGATTACAAAGTTCGCGCCATGCGCGGCGCTGTTCGGGCACACTGCGGATTCGCTGCTGGATTTCATTATCAGCACCGTGGGCAGCAAGATACCATTTCTCACTGGGGTGCTGCCACAAATGCCACATCCGTTGCCGCAGCAGGCAGTGGTGCAGGCGGCAATTGTGCAGACCAAGGTGACTGCACTCGAAACCACGACTACAACTGTTCCACACGGCAATTAGGGTATTTACGAATTCTGTAAAATATAGCTCAGTCGTTCGGCAAGTTCAGGGATAAAGTTAGGATAGGAATCGTGAATGTCATATCTGGGCTTGTTCTCGATGGGGTTGATGATCAGTTTAGGAACGAGATCGTCCACTTGGCATTCCTGGCTGTTGTGGGGGGAATTGGCATTTTCTCTAGTGTTCTTACTTGGCTTTTGCGTCGCGATCTTAAACGCCGGGATGATGATGCCTGCAAAATGGACCTCAAAGTTACAGCGATTGAAGAACGGGTTGACTCCAACGACCGCAGGCATGGCAGCGAGCTCGGAGATATCCGGCTCAAAATTGTCCCCCTCTTTATCAAAGCAGGAATCGAGCCACCCAATTACCCGAGCAGGTAGCGGGTGGGCACGGTATTATCCGATTGTGTTCGCGGGACTGTGCTGCGGGCTGATGGGATTGGCAGTAGCGCGGGAACCCAAATTTCCCACCAGCACGGAGCATCACGTTGCTATTCTACGTCAGACTGCGACCAACGAATGGGACATGCAGGACGACGAGCAAGGCGATTTTCGATACAAAGGCTGCGATGATTTCCCGAACGACACAGTCATCCAGCCGGGATGGGTAGCAGATCATGCTACATGGGAAGAACGGGGAGCATGTCGCAGTATCCGTGCTACTGGACTGGGTTTTTGGTTTAAGAGTAAAGACGGAACGTTCATGGAGGTTATCAATGGGAAGCGCACCACCTGGACCGCCGAATCCACCGCCCGATAAGTGGTACAAGCTGAAAGTTTCGACCGACGCCGACGAGCGCGCGGTGAGTAGCGATACAGTTCTAGGCTGGCTAAACATTTACCCGGTCGCGGGCGTGTTCGTGCTGAGATGCATCGACGGCACGTTCGTGTTTCTCGGGCTGTACAAAAACTAAGGAGAATTTATGAACGTATTGTTAGTTTTCGCATTCGTGTTCTTCGTGATCGCAACGTTTATCAACCTTGGCGGTCCTGCGCCAGCGGCAGGCTCGCCGTGGTACGCAGGACGCATCGGATTTCACTTTGGCTGGGCCGGGCTGGCCTGCTGGGTAGGATCGCTTCTCTTTAAATAGCGTCGTAACCTTGTGACTGCCGCTTCCATCAGCACTCTCAAAGTAGCCGTCACCGCTAATGTCATGGCAGCGGCAGCAGTCACAGGCTGGTCTGTACCAACCTCGCCGGAAGTGATTGCCTTGACTACTGCGGCGCTGGTGGCGTGGAACACTTGGCGAGCCAGCAAGAATGATCGAGTGGTGAAGGACATCCATACTCTGACGAACTCCGCAATGGGATCGCAATTGAAACTCAACGTGGAGTTCGCCGAAAGAATATCCGTGCAGGCTCATCGGCTGGCGATTGTGACCAAAGAAGAAGGGGATGTCGCGGCGGCTCTCGCGGCTGATGTGGTAGTGAAAGAACAGCAGGCTGTATATCAGGAACACCTAGTCAGACAGGCAAAGGTGGATGCGGGGCACCGATGACTGCATCGCGCAAGTACACCCCGCCGCTCAAGATTCGCCCTGAGCCTACCACGCGCAAGGAGATACTCGACTACATCGACGATCTCGAAGCGCAACGGGCACAGAGTGGGCCTGTACTGCAAGCGGCCTTCGATGCGTACATTAGGGATTTGCGGAAGAAACTGGAGAAGCTGAAATGACCATGACCGCGCCAGTAACACTCGATCTCGGAAAGTCCCTGCAAAAGAACATCGTCGGCTGGAATGGCGTACCTCTCGCGCACATGCAGGGCTGGTTTGGCGAAAACAACGGCACCACAGTGCACCGCATCGACCGCTACCTGTCCAATGATCCTGTGGTCATCAACAATCAACTCAACTTCATGGAAGCCATTGGCATCAAGGGCTGCATTGTGGATTGGGAAGGGCCGACTGTAAACCCATTCCTTCACGACGCGATGATGAACATATGGGAAGGCTGCATGGAACACGAGTTGCTGTTCGGGTTGATGCTCGATCCGTGGATCGCGGAGAAGCAGACGAATCCCACCCAAGCGACTATCAGCGCGTTGTTGAATTCCGACTGCCAGCGCGTGTTGAACTCCCCGGCGTACCTGCCCGAGAAATACGTGCTGGAATTCGATATGAACGCCTCGGCGGGAGTCGATGTGGCCACGGTGCAAGCAGCAGTGCCGACAATTCCCATCCTCTCATGGCACACGGGATACTCGTGGCCGAATATCGTTACAGGTGATAATCCGTCGAATCCTGCGTTGGCATTGGCTGATCTCAAAGCCGACCACGCCAAGCCCACGATGAAGATTGCCAGCGCGAACATCATGTTCTGCGATGGCGGACAGCCTACGCCGACTGGGGCGCTGCAATCTGCATGGAAGGGTCTCCGTAACTGGCTGTTGTCGGCTTGGCCGGGAACCACCCCCACACGGTGGCTGGATCACCAAGCTGGCAACTGGTTCTTTGACCAAGTGGCAACAATCCCGCCGAGCATCAAGTACGTGGCGATTCCGACGTGGAACGACTACGACGAGGGAACGGGATTCGAGCACATCATTTCTGTCTTATCGGGAACGAGGCTGGGGAAGTAGATGCCGATCACCAATATCATCGATCAGCTCAAGCGAGATGAAGGCGAAAAATCCTCTGCATACGATGACGCCGATGGCGCTCCGATTTCCGCTGGGACTATGGTCAAGGGATTCGTCACAGTCGGCATCGGCACCTGCATTGATGCTAGTCGTGGATGCGGACTAACTGACGCCGAGATGGAGTATCTGGCAGTCAATCGCATTACACTGGCCGCTGCCGATATCCGTGTGCAATTCCCGTGGACGAGCACAATGGATGGCGTGCGGTTCGGCGTGCTGATGAATATGTGTTATCAACTCGGAATCGAGGGGCTGGCTCAGTTCAAGCAGGCACTCGCCGCGATGCAGGATGAGAACTGGCCAGAAGCGTCAGTACAGATGCTGGACTCGAAGTGGGCGAAAGTGCAATCACCAGCACGCGCGCAGAGACTGGCAACACAGATCGTCACGGGTGAGTGGCAGTGAGTGGCAGTGAGGGCGCTAGCGATCTAGCGATAGTGGTATAGTATTCGCGTGTGACGGAGGCTTCACCGACCATGGGCAAAAACAAGGGACAGTGGCAGGATCACCGGAATACGGCTGGCAACCCGGATCAGCCATATCAGCCAGAGAATGCGATTAGCGCCAATCCTAGCAAGGCAAACATGGATACCCCCCAGACCACAGATCCCGTCTTAACCCCCCCTGAATCGGGCGATTTGGCGGCACAACAGGGCAGTCTGAGCGCTAATCCGCCCAGCACACCGCCGCCGACACCGGACTTGGCCGCATTTGTGTCAAATCTGACACAGGAACAGCGTGACAGGCTGAGATCACTGGCCTCGGCGCAGGGTATTGCCACCGGACCCCGCAAAGGCCCCGGCGGTGGTTTGATTATCGAAGTTGAGGTGCCCGAGCAGGTCATCGAGCCTTTTCGAGAATGGGCGGAGAGCGCCGGGGAGTCGCTGGTTGACTTCATCCGGAAGGTTGCTGCCGACAGCCTCATCGCGTACTGCTATCAAGATTGGGGCGCGGTTGCGATGCAACAGCAACAGACGGCGACGGAGACAGCGGCAGCGACCACCATCACCGTCGCACCGTAATCTGAAATCCGATTCTCATCACCCCCGCCATCGGGTATCATTCCGGTATGCGACGACTGAGAGTGCTACTGTTTGCCATCGCCAGCTTGTTGGTCTACCTGCCCGCATTGTCAGTCTCCGCCCATGCCCAGGTCATCAGTGTGTTTGGTCCGCTCGCTGGCAATCCCAACGTATGGACTGGCAGCAACCAGTTCACCAACGGCGTCACACTCGGCCCAGTGACAGTCTCGCAACTCTCCGGGCTCACCGGGCTATCGACTACTGTAATAGTCTCCAATGCCACTCCTGGGTCTAATCCGTGCACGTCTGGTGGCACAGGCGCTCTCGCGGTGTACGTTAACAATCAATGGAGCTGCGGCGGCAGCGGCGGCGTAGGCACGGTCACATCGATCACTGCCACGACTCCGCTGTCTGGTGGCACGATCACTGCATCGGGATCAATCGGGCTGACAGCCTGCGCCACGAACCAAACATGGGTATGGAATGGCTCTGCGTGGGCCTGCACAACTGTGAGTTCCAGTCTCGGCACGGTAACCAGTGTGGGACTCGCCGGCACCGCCAATGAGATCGCGGTTACGGGATCAAGTCCGATCACCACCTCTGGGGCGTTTACGTTGTCGCTGCCAAGTCCACTTACTCTTTCCACCACCACCAATGTTCCAACCGGGGCAACGCTAACAATCCAAAGCGGCGGAACATTGACATGTGCATCGGGCTCGACATGTCCCAGTGGGAGTGGTAATCCGACTCTCGACAACTGCACCCCGGATGAGACGGGAAACAGTTTCTACAGCGTCAATGCGCTCACGGCATATTTCCAAGCAGGCTGGCAGTTCATATTCAACACCACTACCTATATCAACTGCACCGTGTATATTCCCAGTGCGGCGACGGGCGCAACAGTGGTAGTCGATGTGTGGAGCGCGGACTCTACCTCCGGGCATACAGCCACGATCACTTATGCTGACGGCGTGATCAACTCCGGCACGGTAAATATCGGCTCATTGACCTCGGCAGCGGGCCAGACGTTTACCACGACTTCGACAGCAAACAACCGGGTGACGCTGACATTCAACGTCCAATCGACACTGAGCAGTGGATCGATTCTGGCGGTCAAGATTGGCACATCTCCGACCGGGACACCACCCACGGCTAACTTGAACGTCTACGCCCACCTTATTCTATGAAGAAACTCGCACTCATCTTCGCGCTATGCCCTTTGCTGCTCGCATCCCGCTCGTTCAACGGCTCGACTGACGTAATCACCATGAATGGCACCAGCACGCCGATTGCGATTGTTTCAGGGCCGGAGACCATTTCCCTCTGGATGTACCCGACCACCGTGGACTCGAATATCCGGATCGCAGCGGCTATCTTAAATGGAACCTCTTCGGGATCTCAGTTCACAGTCGGATTGGGTGCGGCACCAAGTTCCGCGACCAACTCTATGGCTTACATTTTCGGTTGCTGCGGGGCGTTCGGGCCGTCGTACACTTCATGTGGCACAATCACCGTCAACAAGTGGTATCAGGTCGTGATCTGGATCGACACCGCCGGCAAGTATTCCTCGGGTAGTGCCAGCGGTATTCTTGTGTCTGGTGGGACCTCATGTTCTAACTTTATCAGTGCGACAACGGCCTCACGATCCTGCTGTGCGCCACTCACGATTGGCGTGCAAGACACAATCCACCCATTCGCGGGATACGTGGCAGATGTAGTGATCTGGAATGATATTCTCTCGCCGGGAGAACGAGCGGCACTGGGAACGGTATGCGCGAACTCGAAAAAGATTCGTCCGCAGTCGATTGTTGGGGCATGGCCTTTGTACGGTGCAAGTGGAGCGAGTACCGAGCCCGATCTATCCGGGAATGTGCTCAACGGGACTCTGACCGGGACTGTGGCGGCGAACGGACCACCGTGTACGCCGTGATGAGTGAATGAGTGGGGACTGATCGCATGGGCGTAATCGTTATCGGCACGCTGTACGAGCAGAACTGGGGCAATATCCCATGGAGTCAACCGGGAGGTCCGTATACGACTGTCTACCCGCAAGAGCAGATCAACATACCTTTTGCCGCCTACCCCGTGCAGGGAATGATCTGGGCAGAAAATTCGGGACTTTGGGTATGTGGCTGCTCGCATTTCGTGAACGAGCCTATGATTTTTTTCGACCCCGATGCTTTTGTCATCACGATTCCGTATCTGCAAGACAGCCTCGGGCGCGTGTGGCAGATCGGAGTCACTAACGGCGGCATCGACATCACGGCTACACAAGTGTCATTCACGGCCAACTCTATTGTATTGCTGACAGACCAGACCACATCGCAGACTTATCAGTTGACCGTCATACCGAACGGCCCACTCGTGGATTTGCAATTGACTCCTGTCGGTGGCGGCGGAGGGCAAAATCAACTCCTGGTGCAATCCCCGAATGGCGGATTGTATGGAATCCAAGCGAGCAACGGAGCACTGGAGACCGCGCATGCACTGGCGATCGACAGCCAGGACGTGGCCATTGTATGCTGCCCAATGTGTACGTACTGTCAGTACGTCATGCCCCGAGCGCAGTTTTATGACTCCGTGAGAGACCCTGTAACCATAATCTGACGCTACTCGCTCTCTTGCATCAACCACTCGCATAATCTAAGCACATCCCAAGGCGTTGTATTCAGCGCCTCCGCGTATCTCACAAGCGACACCAATGTTATATCCAGGCAGCCATTCTCGACTTTGCTGATATACGTGCGCGGCGTAGGGATGCGTTTGGCGATCTGATTCTGGGACTGTCCGGAGCGCAAGCGCAAGAATAGCAGTGTTGCGGGAACCCAGAATGATAGTGGATGGGATGGAAGGACAGGTGGAGATAGAGGTAGAGGTACAGGTAGAGGTATAGGGTCAGGCGCGAACGCAACGATTGGCAGTGGTTCGACCGGGGCGTGCATCTCCACATGGCATCTCCGGCATAGTCCGCTCGCCAGTTCAAATTGATTCAGTCTGCAATGCGGGCATCGAGAGGACTTGCGCGGGGCGATTACCGGCACTGCTGCCAATGCGGAGGCGACTTGCATGTGGGAGAATAATTTGCCCCGTTTATTTCACTAGGGACGGGGCCACTCCCAGAGCTTTGACCGTTAGGCCGCAGCAGCCGTCACCATCAGGGCCGGAGCCGGGATGACGAACAGCTTTGCCATTTTATTGGCGGTTGCATTTGCGTGTCGTAAGGTGCCACGCCAGCCCTACCCATCCACATCGGTCACCAGCACCGTCGAAACCTTGGCACCCCCGTTAGTGTTATTGGTGGAGGTGTCGGGAATCGAACCCGAGTCCGATACTGATTTGCAATGCTTCATCTGAGCGAGATTGAAACTGGGGGCGGCACAGAACGCTCCGTACCGCTCCTCCACCAGCCGATTATGCGTTCGGCAACGTGATGCCGCCACCAGCATGCGAAAACGTGCCAGTGTCGTTGTACAGTTTTACAAACACTTCGATCATCCCCTCGATTGCCGACATGGTAGGTGAATCTGCACCAGTCGTGCCTTCAACGCCCGCCAGCACGTTTAAGATATCTGCTATCGCCGAGGTGGCCGCAACTTTCTTGGCAGGCCCCGTCGAGTGCTTAAAGACGTGCTCAATGGATACCACAACGTGGGGCACCACCGGAATGAGCGCGAGGATGAGTGCGATTGGCATGACGATGCGCTTATGCGACCTTCTTGCCGAACGGCTTGAACTCATCGTTGAGCTTGGACTTGAAGGCGCGAGCCGACAACACATGGAACTGTTTCGCCGCCGTCGCCACCTGCAACAGTGCTTCGTTGTGATCCAGCATCTTGCTAGCACTGGTGACAGTCGGTAGCAAATTGATCAGTGCCTCGATCTCGTCAGCAATGGTATCGAATATCGCGATCACTTTCGCCTGTGTCGCCGGGTCAGTGATGTGAATAGTCGGGAGTAGCGCTGCCAAGTTATCGCTGAGAGTCGTCAGGATGCTCGTGATCTGGCCCAGAATCCCAGGCTGCGCACTCGCTTCTGCCTGCTCGTATTGAGCGATCAATGCGTCGATCTGGGTAATCGCGGTGCTCACGTCATCGCCCCATGCCACGATTGCTGCTGCCACTGTCGCGGGAGTATTCACGCCGGCGGATTTGAGTATCTCGACTGCGATGGCCACGGCGGAACCGATGACAGCGAGAATGGATTGAAACTCGCCTATCCATGAACTGGCGCAGCCGACCAACAGTAATAGGCAGTCGATGATGATTGCGGTGAACAGGAAACGTGTCCAGTTGAACTTGCGCCAGAACGGGCGTATTTCGTAGCCGAAGGCTTCCATGGCGGCGTTGAGGGCCAAAGTGTAGGGTCGTATGCGAGATATCATTTGGGTATTTCCTCCGTCGTGGGAATTGTACGCTGGCTCAAAAACGGCTGCAACAGGCGATTCAAACAGTGCTCACTGCAAACAATCTTGGTGCTCGGGTCTTTGGCAATATAGTCGTCCCAGTGATAGATACGGAAACAGGGAATAGCCTCAGCGGTGTAACCATTCTTCGCCAACAGCCACTTGTTCGCGTCTTTTTTCACGGTGCCGCAGACATCGCACCGGAATACGCTATCCCAAGCCATCAGCGGGACTCCTTGGCCTGCGCCTGCGCCAATATCGCTTCCATCTGATCTGTGACATCGTACTTCTTGCTGGCAACGATATACGCATGCTCCTCGCCGGTCACAGTGCTGATGCCGCGTTTCTCGATGTATCGAGTCACGACATACCAGCGAGCGGGCGTGGTCAACTCGGATTTGACGATGCGGGGGAGCATTCAGCGTACACCCTCGCGCCTGAATATCAGGTAAGGTCTCTGCTTGTGCGCATGATGGACATTCCCACCACATTCCACCATACCTTCGCATCGCCATTCGATACACCGGTACGCGCGGCCATGTTCAGTGGATACGCGCTCGGCCATGTCGTCATGGCGGAGTGAGGCAAACTGTCGAGGAATGATACGGGGAGTGGTCGTCGCGGATTTCGGTGATGGGCTCATGGTAGTCGCTGCGGATAGAAGTAGAGAATTATTTTGTCGAACAAACGATCTGCCAATGTCTGCACTTCCCACTCGTTGTTGAACCGCACTCCATCCTCTTGCGCTTTCTCCAGCGCTCTCGTTATGCGCTGCCGCAACAGATCATCGCGGGTTATATCATCAAGAGCGAACGAGTATTTGCCGTCCCAAGGATCGATTAAGCTCATGTCAGTTCAGTACCTCAACCTGCAATCGACAATTGCAATACAACTACCGGGCGGAGATGCATGTACCACTCGGTCCCCATTTTTATAAAATTATTGGCCGCCCCTCTGCGGATTTTCACCGTGAGCCGTTGATAGCCCAGACTTGGCCGGGTGCAAATGGTTTCCGGTCCATACTATCTGTCCCTCTGACATGAATTGAGCGGCCAATTTGCGTTCCGGGCGGCTGCCGATTGCATCCACTGAGACTCCCTGCATCCCAGCATGTGGCGGAAGCCGTATGAGTGGCCGCCCGGTGACACTTAACTATCGCTCGACGTAACTCAGCACAACAAAGCTCAGCTGGACTTGGCAAGGCTTAGCTTGACAAGGCTCAGCGGAGCACAGTTAATCTTTCTTCGGCTTACCAACCATCACGTAAGACGAGTCCGCTGAAATCTCGGTGGATTTTGCAATCGTATCCGCCGACACGCCGTTCGCCAGCAGTTTTTCGGCAACAATTCTCCGGCTGCCCTTTTTGGTGATGTAGTTTACCGGATAACCCTCGCAGACGACCTGCTTTTCGTCCGCCAAAAGCATCGCCGTCTCCAGCGCCTCGCGGATATCCTTCAGGCGGTTCTCACGGAATTCTACTTCCGCTTTCAAAGTCTTGTACAAGACCACAAGGTCATCGAACTTCACGGTCTTTTTCTCGCCGCCCTTGATTTCGATCTGGGTGCGAAACTTTTTGAGTTCACCGATGCTATCCCATTCCGGTGTCGGCCTCGACTGCTCGATTTCAGTTGCCAATGTTGCGATTTGCGCGCGATTCATAGTGATCCCACCTGTATCTTTCCTGATTCGTTGACAAAACTGTTTGTGCTTACTTCACTTGGCGCGTCCTCGGCGGGCTCCACCGACCGCACCCAGTCCACCGCCTGCTCCAGTGTGATAGCGCCTTTCTCTACCAGCACGGTCAACAAGCTGATAATAGCGGAAGCGCAGCGCGGCGTTATCCCGGCGTCGATCATCGGTGGGGGCACAAATTCAATCTCAATCCACGGCCACCGCGCTCTGCACTCACTGTTACACCAGTTGTCCTTGCCGCCTGTTGCTACCACACTCACCCCCAGCAAACAGGTGTTCCATGCATCGGCGTTAAGTTTAACCAGTGTGCTGCCCAGCATCATTGCGTCTGACAGCCTCATAGTGTGCCTCTACCTTTCAATTCGACTTTTCTCATCTGCCTGCGATTGAATGTTTGCATCTTGACGAAATCCGCGATATCTGCCAGACACGTCTCTTCCAATATCACTTGCTCATTCACCGGGGATATGACATACGCATATTTCCGCCACTGCGCGTACCAGCCGATGCGACCGAGGCAGTGTCCCCCGTCGAGTGTCAGCACCGCCCACACTTTGGTCTTGCGACCATCGCGGAGATCAACTTCGACGAACTTGATGAATGATGCCAAGAGTGTCCGCCTACCCTACCTTGTCCGCTTTGACCATGCGCACAGTCCCATCGGCGTTGCCAGTGACAAGCAACTTATCACCTGCCCTGATCCCCACCAACTCCGCTACATCCTCCGGCACCGACATCAGCAAGCATCTGTTCTTATAGCTCGCCTGCCACACGGAAGACTTTCTGGTGACGGTAATCTCGGATTTAGTGATAATCGGCATCGGGATCGGCATTTTCAGTGTATCTCTATCGCTATTACTCTCTACCGACACTATGATGGATTTGTTAACGATTGTCAAGTGGAATCGTTAACAGACGATGGATTATTTTGCGCCGCTCACGCCACCCCCTGCGCCCGCCAGCCGATCCAGCCCCGCTTCAGCATCTTGGTGAACTCCGACAGCCGGTTGTGACAGGCATCGCACAGCACGACGCATTTCGCTAACTCTACTTCTCTGCGCTCCCTGCACCAGCGCCAGATATCCCGATGGGACACTTTGGTATTCGGATCGCGGTGATGTAACTCCAAGAAACTCGCCGCCCCGCAGTGCGCGCAACATTTATCGGCTAAATACTCTTCCCGCCGATCCCGCCATGCCCGGCGCTTCCATTGGTTGACGTACTCGATGCGCTCGGGGAGGAGATGACGGGGGATGATGGCAGTGGCCACTACATCGCCTCCAGTTGCGTCGTATACGGCAACATGAGCGTGTGCCTCGGCGTGCCATCACTGTTCCGACCAAAACACACAGCCTCTGTAAATTCCAGCAACAGCATATCCACGTACCATTGCAAGTATCTGCCGTTCCGTCCCCAACAGGCGATGAACTGTTGGCACTCAAACAATTCATAGTACGCGCGTATGTCGGTCGCTGAGTTCTCAGCGCCGATCGCATGGACTCTGGCTGGACGCGGATCAGTGCTTCTGAACGCTGATACATTCACTTTGAGCAGCCCACCGAATCCCTGCCGCTCGGAGAATCCGATGTCTTTACGAATGGTAGGATCATTTTCCTTCTCATCTGCCGTGCTCGGATTCACTCCGCATGTGCAGTTCACTGGCAGCGAGTCATCCCAAACGCGGATCAGCCAGTAGCGGTATACGCGGTCGGGGGAGAAATAAGCGTCAGTGCGCATGGAGCCAAGAATTTCCAAACCCGCCATCTGCCAGCACCGGGACTCTTAATTTCACCTCATTGCACAGGATATCGACACATCTCTGGTCTACTTCTCGTTTCAAGTTCTCATCGTCAGGCAGCTCGAACAACAATTCATCATGCATTTGCAGGAGAAATTTCACCTCTCGGTGCACTTTGCACACTTCCCGCCAGACCATCGCCATGCACTTTTTGATCAATGTCTGGCCGCCGGCCTGAGTGTGCATCACGTAACTCATCCTCTCAGCACTTTCTCGGACTCGCTTATCCGGAGACCATACCTGCGGCAAATAAATAATCCGTCCACCGATTGTCTCCCGTGCCAGCCCAGTCTGCCTCGTCTCATCGATACATTCGTTCTGAAAACGCCTGACACCCGAATACTTCTGAAACCACGCTTCTCTCATTTGCAAACAGTCGTCAATGTTCCAAGGTTCCCCATCCGGCCTGCGGCATCGATTGAGAATCATGTAGTTGACAAGGCCGTGTTCCGTGATTCCATTGATTATGCCGAAAGCGCAGTTAAGCACCAGCTTTCCCGACGCTGTGAAACATCGCCTAGGTCCAGCGTTCACTATGTCGTATACCCGTGCGAATTGAGCCATACGGCCAACTTCCGCCACGTTTTCGATCGATGCCCTTTTTTGGTATGAGCTATCGCATCGGTGATGATTTGCTCTCCGGTCATTCCGCGATGCACTAGTCGAGATGTCCACGACGCCTCGTACGGACTGTCGAAGTCGTGGAACAGAATGCGCTCTCCATGGTATGTCATCCACAAAGTTGTACGCTTGTTTAGATTCTGCTCTGCTGTCGTTTCGAGTCGAAGATTGCCGGGCTTGTAGTGACCATCGTTGTTGATCCGGCCTATCGTTGTGCCCTTGTAATCGGGATGCGGCAAATTCTTCTCCACCCACTTCACAAACTCCGCGCGTGATTTGAACAGGCACTTGATGCCGCGAGCCCCATAGTTCTTGTAGCCTCGATAGTGAGGGGTGTTGCAGCGTTGGAATATGGCATCGTATCTTCTGCCTAAAACCCATTGATGTTTGGATTTCGTCATACTGCACTTTTTGCAACCGCGAAACTCTGGCTTGACTAGGTTCGACTTGATGATCCACCAAATCCGGCCACACTTCGTGCATTTCACTTTCAGCTCTATGTATCCGTTCCTGCGCCGAACTTTCGAGGAGACTACGATAGCGAGTCCGAAGCGCCTCCCTTTCATCCCCGGTTGTATGGAGCCTATCCAGCGAGGATGCAACTTCCCCAAACGTTCGGATGGTGCCAGTTTCCGTGACGACTTCGTGGTCTGGTGTTGCTGTGAGTCCTTCATAAGTGATCACCTCTCGGATGCCTTGATCAATCAGGCCACCGTGTGTCACCCATTCTACACCATCCCATAGTTTATGTTGTACAGTTATGTTTTGAATTGGAATCAAACCTTGATCTGTGAGCACTAGCTCATTTTCAGCAATGCAGTGCTTTGCTACCGTACGACGGTAATCGTTAACCTTTCCAGTGGGACCGACATTCAAAGCATTCATGGGCACCGAAAATATGCTACAGGCCGTCTCTGCATGAATATCTCTATTCTCAAAAAACAGACGGCACAACTCCTCATCACGGGAGTCATGCGCCATGATACGCATTTCTAACTGATTCACGTCGATGTCGTAGAGTACATGGCCTGATTCCGCGATAAATCCTCCACGCAACTGCTTGCCAAGGTCAGTCATAATCGGGATCTGGTGGAGAGGAGGGTCAGCCATAGCGAGTCGGCCAGTGGTGGTGCGTGTGCTGCGTATTGTGGACCGTACTCTGCGATCCCCGAGCATGCACAATTTCCGCAGTGGCAGCACATACGTGCCTCGGATTTTCGACGCTTCCGTGTAATCCATGATGTGCTGGATGACGGGATTCTGACCGAGCAACGCTTCCAGACACACAGCGTTGACTGAGCCACGTTCACCACTGTCTGTATATTTCGGCGGCGTCAGTCCCAATTTACCGTAGAGTAGTGCCGCGACCTGATCCCCCGATCCGGGATTGATATCCTCGCCAGTCAGCTTGAACACCTGATACTGTGCCTGTGACATCTGCGACTCACACTGAGACTCGATGCCATTCCAAAACTCCGGTCCATCCAGTCTGATTCCGTTCTGCTGCGCTGAATCCAGCATCGGGAGTATCGCGTGGTCGATGGCGGCTATCTCTTCCAGTCCCATGTCCTTGATCTTCTGCTCCAATATCGGTGCCATGCGCAACGTGGCATCCGCGTCTCGGATCGCATAGAACTTCGCCCGCTCATACGGGACATCATCCAAAGTGGCATCGGGTAGCTCTCCCATTGCCTCGATCACTGGCGCTTTGATCACGTCGTCGATGTCTCTCCATCTCTTCCTGAGATCGACTTCTTCTTCTCTCCCGCCTACCTGCCATTTCGTCCAGTCGTCGAGAATCTTTTTAATCCGAAAGTTGACCGACTTCGGCTTGTACACGCGATATTTGCCAGCATCCTCGATTACCTGGGGTTCGGCTTTCGGCCAGTCTCTGTCTGCCGCCGCCAGCAGGTAATCCATGGCTTTGGTGAGCCGAGCCTCGCGGACGATATCGTCGTAGTCGTCTTGGTGCATGCCACAGTTGCGGTATGCAGATGGCTTGAGACCCTGCGGATGAACACACAGGTTATATGCCAATATCATCAGATCGACATACTGGTCGTCGGCGAGTTCGATACCTAGATTTTTGAGCACACCGAGATCGTGCAGTGCATTCCAGAGGTAAACTTTGCCTTTGAACGTGACTCGCTGGCCCGGTTTGAACAGCATCCCAGTGCCGGGGCGAGTCGATACAGTCATACACCATGGATGCACACGGCTGCCTTCGGTATCGACTCCGGCTGGCTTATGGACGATCACCCCGCGCCCGCTCACAGGATAATCGCGGTAGTCCTCGCGGCCTGCGAATGGATCGGACTCACGCACGGCGATCTCGTGGTCGAGTAATCGGCCAAGCTGAAGGATATCGTCAAGAATAAGTGGGAGGCTGTCTGGTGAGTGAGTCGCTCCCGCCGGATGCAATAGTGGCAGCACCGTCCACCCGCCGTCACGCGGCAATTCCCCACCGAACAGTGCCGGGACTCTCTGTGGGACTCCATGGACCTTCTCCATCTCGGCGTGCTCGACGCCAAGCACATGCTCTACCGACCATCCGCCAACTAATCCGATCACTTCTGGATCGCACTCCAAAATGTCAGCTACAAGTGCATCATGGTCGCGGTCAATTTCTGCTTTCGTCGGTTTCCCGTACCCAGCAAAAGTAGAGACCAAATTATTTATTCTGCACTGAGATCGCTCGATATTGGCAGCAGCTAAACAAATGTCCAGATATTTTCCAGCGGGACCTATGAATGGCAAGCCCCTACGCGCTTCATTTTCACCGGGGCGTTCCCCGATCAAGTACACTCGTGCCGGAATAGGGCCGACAGGGGGAACGGATTTGAGTGGACGCCCCGCGAATGGATCGTACCGACGAAACGATGGCTGACGACTATTCGGACGACTGTTCGGCTGGGTGCTCACAGGAACTCGACTCCATTATGCGAGTACACCACCACTTGCTTTCCCATTCTGACACTCACCCTCACCATGTCCGCTGTGCCCTTGCTCGCCACAATATGATCGTGAAATGCCAGTACAACTCGTGCTTCGGGATGCTGATGCAGCATGAGTCGATTCCGCTGCGGTCCTGCGCCCAGACCCAATCGGTCCCACTCTGCCGGGTATGGCTTACGTGGTATATAAAGCGCACTGGCCGCAAGGTCACAGATTTCGTCTGCACCCCGGCACGCACCATGAACCAGCAGAGCAACATGATACTCACTATGCCAATCGCGCAGAATACCGAAAATAAATGCATAGTCAGTCCAGTAGCGGTCGCCGGTGACGATGATAGTGTGAGTGGACTGGCATTCACTGGCTACATCGCTTGCAATGTTTATCTTCGCCATAGCATATCGGGCAGACTTGCGTATTCGTAGCTTCTCCGACTTTGACATGTGCGAAGTCTGCCATGATCTCAGCAATGTCCCAGTCGAAGATATCCGGGTCGATGCCGGATTTCTCTAGGAACTCGCGGGCTTCAGATTTGTAGCTCATTTCCGCTTCTTCTTCTTCTTCTTTGGCTTCCGCGTTGCGTAACTCGGAGGAGCAGATCGCATGTCGGAAGCATCACGGTACGGAACAGGATCACCCATGACTATTCGCCCTCCACGTGCTGCCCGCAGCCACTGCCATCCAGTTGCCATTTGCGCGCGCGATTCACTTTCATCTTGCGCTCTACCTCGGCCTGCAAATCCATATGCAGTCTGGATGCCAACACGTACAGCACGATTTGAATATCCGCGACTTCCTCGACGATAGCCGCGTTGCTCACACTGGGATTGCTCAATTTGGCCAGGAGTTCTGCTATCTCTTCGTTCATGCGAGTGGCAGCGCGGAGTTGAGTTGACAATCCGAATGTCTGCTCCGCCCAGAGAGCAATGGACGATTGATCTTCCTTGCCGTCGAGATAGCTCATAGTGTCGTCGCTCATTCCTCTCCCATCAGTACCCGTATTGCATGTTCTCTTTCCTTCGCATACATGCCGGATTCGCGGAGTTCTTTCGGTGTCGTGATTCCCCAGATCATATGCGCTCTCCACACGTAAGGCACCATGATGCACATAGCTCGAATGAATCGAACTGGAAGCCATTTGCGTATCACAACTTAAACTCCACTTTTGGAATCTTCGTCCAATCGCCCAGATTCATAATCCGATGCACTCTCGGTTGCTTCAGCCATACTTCGATGTCCTCACCTGCCTGTGGGCCTTCGTGAACGTGGACTGTCATACTCTTGCCCTGCGTGATCATCCACACCTCGCCCTTCGGCATCAGGGGATCGACGATGACTCAGGCTCGGTGCGATCACTCATAGCCTACACTCCTGTACCAGTTCGTCGTCAGAGTTATACATTTTCACAGTCCCATCCGGGATCTCTACGCAATTCCCGTATCCATGCCACCACATTTGATCATCCTCGGATTCAATCTGCGTATGGCAGAGTTCACACTCGAACGGGTAGGTGCGCGTGAAAGAGGTAGTAGTCTCAGTGCCCGCCATTGCCATTGCTCCCTCCACGCAGCGCAGTGTACACCTTGTGTGCTATTCCCTTGCCGATGCCCTCGATCGACTCCCAATCCTTCTCGGTCGCCTCGCACATATCTTTGATTGACTTGAATCGCGCCGCCACCGCCGCACTCTTGGTCTTGCCGACTGATGGCAATTGAGCCGCTATGCACCGAGTGAGTGATGGTCGCGTTAACAGTGCGCGGTCGAATAATTCACCGCGCATCGAATCGTGAATCTGCAAATGTGACTCGTGCTCCGACCACCCTTTAGCCCACCACGCATACAACGTCCCCAGAAACATCGCTGCCATCGGGTAGTCGTCTACGCGCATCACCCGGATGCCACCTTTCAACTGCAACGTAAGCAGAAACGCTTCGAGATCCCGCCACATGAACCTGCGTCGGCCAATCTCCAGTACACGCCAGTAGCCAGTTCCACTGCCTCGTTGCTGCTGATATTCGAGCGAGCCATCCGATCGTGCCCTCCACACCCCAACGAGCAGTAGCCAAACCTGATCATAGGACATCACTAATCCAGGGAGTTGATGTCCGCTGAATCGACCATCGGTTAGGCACTTTGTCAGGTCGTCAAGCGACTTTACCTCTGCTGAAACGCTGATAGGTGAGCCATCTGGGCCGACACCCATGAAGGAGGCGTCACCATACTCCATGCGGCCCAGTTCGACTGGATACCCTCGCTGTTTAAGCAGCGGTGCGAGTTGTGCGCTTCCCGCGCGAGGATCGATTGTAATGCTCATAAGAACCAACACCCAGTTTCAAACGATTCTTGTATCTATCCTCTGGCGGCGTGTTCATCGTCATTACGCGAGTCGGCAGGTGGAACTTGTGCCACAATCGGTAAATCGTAGCGACACTGATTTTGAGTTGAGCCGCCGCTTTGAACTTATCCCCACTACAACGCTCGACCGTGGATGCCAATTTATATTTGCTGATCGCAGCCAGTCTTTTTGCTCGAACAATGTAAGGCTCTCGGTAATCCTCTGGCCGAGTACCGTCTCTTCTTCGCATCACCTCTTTATTGCATATGCGGCAGCGACGATGATTCCCTCGAATACGAGTATTGTCATCGGTGTAAAGGTGACCATTTGAGCAGCGTTTACGTGCTCTCATCTTAGCCGCACGTGCGCGACCTTTTCGTATAGAGTCGTGCATGTTCTCCAACTGTGTGTCGATGAAAATATGCTTCGGATTAACACAGCGCCCGTTATCGCATGTATGGCAGTGACACTTTCTCCACTTTTCACCGGCAATAGGCTTTTCGATCCGGCCACGCAGCCACACCATGAGCGACGACACCAGATACGACTTTCCACCGAACATGATCTTCGGATATTTACGACAAGCTCCAAGCGCCCCGTACCAGTACCAGCACTCCCCGCGACGGCCTCGGTGTTTGCTTATACCATCACGGGTGTACTCGCGCACGTAGTCTTTGTCTAATTGATTCGCACGCACTAGATTAACCCCCGAATACCATGCTCAACAGCATCTCAAAATCGTTCGGCAATGTCGTATTGTTCAAGTCGGGATTCTGTCGGCAATCCTCAATCGCGATCTGGAATTCACTGCCCCCACCATCCTGATCGATACGCTCACACCGCACGTTTAATTGCACGAGATACGGAATGTCACCGAATCCGACTCGTGTCTTGCGTCCAGTCTTGCGGCCTTTCTCCTTGCCATCGGACCCTTGGTAGTTCTCCCATTCGTCCTTGAGTTGATGAATAAGTATAACATTGCAGTCGTGGTTGTAACCCTCACGAACTAGCTCTTGCATCTCTTTGTTAACAGGCCCATAATGGTGGGGCATGACCTGTGTGAGACGCCCGAAGCGACTAAGCCTAACCAGCGCCCACAGTTCAGTCGCCGTATCACATACAGTCGTGCCGTTTCCGCAACTGGCAAGCCCATCACGGTAATTCGACACAAATTGTTGCAGTACTTTATCAGCGGCCTCGGCGACTTCCCCAGCGCTGGCCTCATTCGGTTGCAGTGACAATGCATATTCCGCGATGTATATTTCTTTCTGATCTTGGAATTTCTGCACGACACCCTCGTTTCCGATATCGAAGCTGTGCAGAAAAATTGGTCCAGGGGCAGAAAAACTGAAATGATTTTTTCCAGACTTCTCCTCTCCCTCTGCGTTAACGATTAAACGATGGGTGACTGGGGTACTGGCGCGGGCGAACGTAGATGTTAGTTTCTGGTTTCCATTACTACGATGGATCATAGGAGCACGAGCCGGAGTCTCGGCAGTGCCTTCTGCTTTTGGTGTGGGTTTCTTGAGATTCAGTGCCATTACACATACCCCCTGTCGATTAGTGCGTCTTTTATCGTTCTGAGAAAGAATATCTGTTTCCCGGTGACACACAGTGGCCCGCCGAATGACAGCCGCACACGCATTTCCTTGATGAACGTTGCGGCGCGATCACCGCAGACTCCTTCGATCACGTCGATATCGACATCCGCGATCATGGTGAGTATGCGCTTGGCCTCAGCGGAGTCACTGTCAGCGGTGCCGCCTGTCTGCTGGCCAATTCCACTGCCGCGTGATGGTTGACTAGACGGCAGCAATGCCGCGCGCTTGACAGGTGCGGATGCGGGTGCATCCAATGGCCGCGCTGTCGATGAGATCGCGAATCTCTCTAGCTCTTCCTCGAACGCTTTGCGCAACAGTGGCACAGTCGGCTCGACGTTGGGCGAGTTCGCGTACACCTGCATTGCTCTGCGCGCCAGAGCTTCGATGAGTATGCTGGAGATCATTTACTTATTCGCCTCCACGTACCGCTTCAGTTCCAGATACAGCGGATCATTGCACAGGTCGATCTTCAGTGATTTGCTCATGTCAGTGATTGTCACGAGATCAATCCGCACTCGCACCGCTTGTATCTTGCCTGGTTGGATCTCGGTGTTAAAGTCGATAAAGTATTCGCTCATTGCAACCACCCCCGTTTGCGCGCATGTCCAATCACTTGCTCCCAAGACTCTCTCAACTCTCGTTCACTAAATTGCAGATTTGCCGCGCGTACCCCCGGCACCGGTGGCCTCCAGTCGCCCGCGACATAGAAAATGATCAGATCGGCCTCATGGATTCCCGTCATCCAGCAATACGATTTGATCTGCATCAGCTCCTGCCAGTAGTTCTTTTCGAGGGAATCAAACATGCGGATAGACTGCCAGCGACATTTGAGTTCGATGACTGCAGGACGAGTCCAATCAATCCTGTCCGGCGTACCAGTGATTCCATCACACGAAAACTCACCGGGGTTGGTCATTGTTCCGTCCTCGATTGCCTTGGCATGCGCCATGTCCCAGATATGCTCCCAGAGCCAGCCACCAGATGCGTACCAGTTAAGCTGATCGTCTGTCGCGCTGTCCTTGGACTTGCCGATGGTCGCTGCGATGTCTCTGAGCACCGTGCTCAGATGCAATCCGCCTGAACGTTCACTGCCAGTGTCATTCTGTGGCCCGACAATGCGTGTCGGATATGGCGGATCGGGAGTGAATAGAGTAACGATCAAGGGGTGTACGCTCACAGGTGACTCGCAAAATTTACCCAGCGGAACCGATGAACACTCAGACAGACAGTTGACCCATCACCTGCCCACTGCATCGTTCCCGGCCCCGCTGGATTGATCCGCGCACAGGTTGAACGCAAGTGCTACGCGCTCTGATTGTGCTGCTGACTGCCTATGCGCGGAAAGTCAAACAATCGATCAGTTATTCTGCCAGTCCCAGTGTCGCTCCGTCGTACACGAATCCACTGTCATTCAGTGCACTCCGCAACTCCTGCTTGGATGCCCTCGCCACAGCTTTATTGGCCAGTGCATCCATGCCGTTCGCTTTGAAATACGCGAACACTACTTTGGCAATATCCTTGCTTGGAATGGATGCGCCTTCAGTCTCGGCCAAGTGGAGCTGGAGCGCCGTGATGATGTTGCCATCGAGATCGTCGCCGGCAACTGGGGCGGCCTTGCCATTAGGCTTGGCAGCAGCGGTGGATGCACTGGCAGCGGGAGTCGATTTGCCAGCCGATCCATTGGGCTTCGCAGCGACCACCGGTTTAGCCGATGATGCGCCGGGGAGTTCGTGGATCTTGCTGATAAGCAACACACTGCTGGGTCGTGTCGCGTTCTTGCCCGTGCGGATCAGTCCCTGCCTGTCCAACTGCTTCTGCAACACATGTGCATGCGTGCCCACGATCACCTTGAGATTCCCGTCGTCAAACGACTCCTTGGGGAACCCGGCTTCCACCAGTGACGCGAGGAACATACCCAGGTTGGTAGTGCCGTTGATACCTGTCTTACCACTCGGACTGACAAATCCCTCGCCACTCTCCTCCGGTGCCCAGTCTTCCGGCTTGCCAGCACTGTAGTACTGGACGTGAGACGTGCCGTTGCCATCGGTCATTTCGACAGCCAGGAATGGCGTATCCGATGAGACCGCGCCATTCATGTCCCAAGTGGTAGTCTGGGCGTCGGAGATAGTGATGTCGATGTCGTTGATGAGACCGCCGGCGGTGAAGGTTTCGGGGTTCATGCTCACCCTGGTCGGTTTCGGCGGTGCGAGTGGCGCGGTGCGAGTTGCTGTCGATTGTGCTTTTGCAAGTGCCATCTGTGGTACTCCTTTTTGTCCGGTTATTCCGGTATGTCGATTATTTGCTACTGCCGTTTCCGTTTCTATGACGCTTCACCCGCATATATGTCGCACACGCATCTGAGCAGTAGCGATGACCCTTGCGAGTAGGCTTGACAATGCGGTTACAGCCATCGGCAGAACATATTCTTGGGGGATATTTGATACGGGTAGCCTTCATTGCCTGACCGTTATACCGCCGTTACATAAGGTTGTCAAGGGAAATCGTCTGTCACAGGCTCCCGCCTCCCCCTACGCATAAGTAATTACGATCCACACCATCCGTGGATTCGTAGACACTATAAGCAGGTCAATTGGCCCAGTTGTTACGATATATTCATACTCCATCTCACTTTCCCTTTCTGCGTCTGTAAATCGCCCGAAGAAGAATCACTACCCCCACTGCGAAGTGGGTCAGCATCATTGCTGTCAGTTGCCACTCGGTCACTTCCTTCCCTTTCTTGAGGAAGAGCCAGCCAGCCTAAGACGTTCCACGATTGCTGCACAGACCGCCTTCGGACTATCGAGCCAGCCACCTGTCGGACCCGTACTGCTCCCGATTTCTTCGATGACGATTTTCAACTCTTCGACTTCCTTTTGGGAAGCCGCCAGCGCGGACTCCCAACGTGCCATGTCCATACAGCATTGTTTCAGGTGGACCTTGTAGTCGGCTTCGCGGCGATCCAGCGCGGCCTTTACTTGTGCGAGTTCGGCCTCGGCTTTCTCCAATTCGGATCGGAGATGTGCCGCTCCGCGTAAAACTTCGTCTACGGTTAGCTCCGCGCTTCCTTCGGAGGCCACCGGGCGATGGTCGGCGATGATCTGGGTCATGAACCCGATGGGGTCCGCTTCTATTTCTTGCGTGTCGTAACGCAGTACCGACTTGTCGATAATCGCCGCCGCTTTCCTGTCCTCCGGCTTGATCTCATTGGCCACTCAGGGCTTCCTCTCACAAAATTACGGCTGGCATTTCATTCTGCTGAAGTTGATGCACGCTAAGATCATAGTTTGCTTGAATGGCATATCCGCTGGAAACTTCAGGTCAAGCATCTTACTTTTCCTTTCCAGTCGCTACTCGGGAGGCTCCCGCTCGGTATGCGGCTTGCCAAGACTGCCACAGCATCTCGATTGTGGCGTCAGCGTAGCGACCATCGTTGCGGAATCTAAGTTGAGTGACTGGCAGGGCGTGTCCCACCCACTTCTCGAACGCCTCGCGCTCGGCTCCCTCTCGTTCCAATACTTCTGCGGATCGTTCATTTCTGAGCGAAGGACTGTCAAACGTGGGCGTGTTAGGCGATACCACGTCTGCCTTATTCTGCTCCTGTTCGGCAGAGTCCCTACGATCCGCATTCTCGCGTGAGGCTCCCTCTCGTTCCCCGTTCTTCGGGCAAGGCTCGTTCCAGTTTGGCATTGCGTCAGTCATCCCGCACTCTACGCACACCTCGTCGTACAGGCTTGAGTCTGACATCCGAGACTTGTGCGCTCTCGGTCGTTCCACAGTACGGGATGCCGCCAATTGTGCCTCGGCTTTCAACGCGCGTCCCTCCCAGTGTTCGATGTAGTCGCTTACTGATTGGTTTTCGCAGGCCAATTCCACGATGCCCATTGTGCGCCAGTCTCGCTTAGGATGTTCGTGCGCGGCGTGAACCGCAGATTCAAACTCGCAATCAGCGCAATCCGTTTGTGGTTGAGTACTTGATGCCGCATCAGATTTGCCCACATGGCACACTCCTTCCTCGAATACCTGTCCGCACACTTTGCAGATTTCGTCCTTCCCCTCTATTTCGTCTTCATTGGGCATAAGGGTTTCCTCCACACCACCAGCCTACGGTCCCACTTAACTAGTCAACCTGCGCGATCTCCTGCGGATGATTCGCCGCTCCGATACCGCGATGCTCGCGATATCCGCTCATTTCGTTATGCCTCCACGAGTAGCGACCCATTCCCAAGCCAATGTCAACCAGTCCTTGGCTATGTAGTACCAGTCACGAATCTTCTCCAGTAGACTCACTCGGCAAACTCCACCGGCTCCGGCACGACATCGACACTCCGAAAACTCGCCCTCCACCACTTAGGAATAAACCCCTTGGCGAACATCCTTGGCAGCGCCCAGGACAAACTATCATCGAGCAGCCACGTCTCAGACCAATCGGTCTCACTTCTGACCGCACGTCCGCTCATCTGAATCAGTGTCTGCGCTGTCTGGTACAGATCGTAGTCTGGATCTTTTTGCTTTCGTGCTTTCACAACCGGATCGGTTACACTGCCGAACGGCAATTTGATAATGAGCTGAAACCTGCACAGGTCATCGGCAAAGTCATACCCAGTGTCCACTGACGGACTCAATAGGAGCCTTGGCCCGGTGCTCCGCTTGAATTCCTCGATCACCTGTGCGCGATTGAATGTGCTGTGAATCATCATGTGCCGCGCGTGCCGAGAGTTGTCGGATAGGAATTTTGCCCTGCGGTATGATACGCAATGCACCACGCCTTTCCATCCGAGTGCCAGTCGCGGCTCGCAGATGTCGTCGAATATCCGCAACCATCCGCGCATGAGATCGTCGTTCTGCTCGGTATGGTAAGTGATACGCTCACTCGGTGTGTGGATGACTGGTCGGCGTTCAACTGGAAACGTGCTCGGGTACTCGACAAATTCAAGCTCACTACTGGCAATCCCGAGCATGGCAGCAGTCTTCGGGCGGACGGTCGCGCTCACCAGCACTACCTTTTCGATCCCCCGGAACAGCGCCTGCTCCGCGTATCTCGCTGGGCTCAGTGGATCGAATCGCACACTGCTCATGGTGCCGACAGATGCATTCGTGTCTGCCTCACTGATAATCCACTCATCCACCGATTGCATCGCGCTCAATCTCTCCAACTTCCTCTTCATGTCGCGTAGATGCTTGAGTTCCCGCGTCCAGCCCTTGCCGCCGCCATTGCGGACTTGTGCATCCAGGTCTTTGAGTCTTTCGCTGACTCCTTCCAGTTGCTCTATCGCCCAGCACTGCCAATCGTCTACTGTGCCACCCGAGTCCGGCCACGGCAGATGCAATTGCAGACATTCACGGCGGGAGATATCTTCCCCGATAAAGTCGCTCAAGTGAGACGCTGCCATGTGCGCTTCATCAGCGATGAGCATGCCAACCGGCCTATCGTCCTCGGTGCCGAGTCCATGTTGCAAATTGTCTACGCGCTCATCGTCGGAAATGTCCTTGCGACCGTCGTACAACCAACATGCATAGTTCGTGACCGTCACGTCTGCGCGCTGTGCCACTCGGTATGCATCGTAGTACTGGCACCCAGTCATAGTAATCGTGCGCCGGCCTCGCAATCGACATGCATACCCGCATTGACACGGAGCATCACTGACAGTGGTTGTGACCGGTATGCCTAGCTGATCCGCGATCGGACACAAGTAATTCCCCATGCCACGGATGTCGGATAAGCATTCCCCGAAGTCGCTGCTCATTTGGTCCTGCAATCCCTTAGTGGACGTGAGGATGACTGTGCGCCGCCCCGACATCACTGACGCCCCGAGCGCTACCAAGCTCTTGCCCCCGCCGGTTGGCATACAGATCGTCACGAACCGCTTGTCGCTGGTGAGTATACGGTCGATGGCGTTAATCTGTTGTGGACGCCACTCGGTGTATCGACTGGGTAGTCCCATCTCTGCCGGCGACAGTGCATCCGCATCGCGGTTGATCGTGGCAGCGGGAGTTGAGCGCGTGAATGGCACTCAGCGCCTCTTCATCGCTGCGACTTTGCCTGCCGCCTTGTGTTCAATCGCATTGTCGGACTCGATAAACAGCCCTGTGATCTTCAGCAACTCCACCACCAGCCATCCTGCGTCTGTCAGATCGTACCGCGAGCGGATCTCGTACACGTTCTTGCCCTCCCACTTGTCGTGGATTGACTTTTCCAGTATCAGTCCGCGCTTGACCAGCGCCCCGGAACTGGCGATGAAGTTGTTAGGCCCACTGCCCATGCCGTATGTGAATCGGTCCCACTGGACATCATCGGCAACTGCACACAGGAACTCCATTTGAGGCCGAGTCAATCCCAGGTGAAAGTTGTACCGCATCGTGTGCGAGCGGAACTTGTCTTTCCAGTCGGAGATGGATTTGATTGCGGGCATGACGGTCGCTCACTTGGCAGGTGCAGGTGTCGATGCACTGGCCGCCGCACTGCACGGTGATGGTCCACTCTGCGTCCCCGCCGGCACCGTGCAAAACCTAATCGGAATGGTCTGAATGTCGCATACAGTACCACTGGGCCACTTGTGCTTGGCGATCACACGGTTACACTCGGCTTGCAATGCATTCAGCTTATTCTGGAACGCCGCGAACGATGGCAGGCGCTGGGAATCTTGGCTGAATTGTGTCTGCGCCAGTTGTGCCTCCAGTTGATCCACGTGCAGATCTTTGTCTTCCTCGGCTGTTGCGGTGAACTTGGATGATTCTTTCACCGGGACCGGTTCCGCTTTCGGTGCCTCGGCGGACTTAGCGGGCACAGGCACTGCTGCTGGTGACTGCTTCGGCTCATCCTGTTGTGCATGCCCAGTGCCACTCAGCATCAATGCCACTCCCACCAGTACAAACGTGACTGCTACTATCTGCCAATAGCTAATTTTCATTGTGTGATTGACCTTTCTGAATTTTATTCCGCGTATGAATACTTACCCACGACTCTACGTGCTTCCCCAATGTGCTCCGGCACAATCCCTCTTGGATTCGGCGTACAGTTCCTCGGCCACACTCCATCATTCGGCAGCGACAACCTCACAAACGTCCGGAAGCAATCCTGCTCAACCGGCACTGACTCATGCACGCACATCGGATTGCACAAGTACGCAACATTCGGCTCCAGCATCGTGCCAGTGCCCTCGCACTGTCCCCATAGATGCCCGCAGTCACCCTCATCGGGATCGCCGCAATCAACACCTCTGCGTGGCTCCCCAGTGAATTCCCGGTTGTACGCGACACACCCACTGTGACTGCTCACCGTGATCATTCCATTCCCGCCCCAGCCGCCGCCTCCACCCCATGAGCCCATACCATCGACATGTAATCCTGGCCTGCGATGCGTCTCCCCAGCCAGTGTCCATCTCTGGTCGATAGTGAGATATGCAATCCCATTGACACCCGGCACAAACGAGCACAGTCGATGGAATAATCGATCCCAGTCGCGGAGTCCAAACGGCAGACTGTTCACATCCCGCATCTGTACGGGCATAAGTTGTATGCGGACTCCCGCGAACTCCGGGAGGATCACTGTGTCCAGACGTTTGAATGTGCTGGTGAATGTCACGCCGACCTCCCGTTAAAGAAAACATCCATCGTCTTGGCGATGCCATCGAATAGACTCTTGCCACTATCGCTATGCACCACTGGGAAACTGAAACTCAATTCCACGATCTCTGTGCCAGACGGAACCTTGATCGCAATCGGCTTCCCCGCTATCAGGCGCTTAGCGTGCTCCACGTTGATACCGATTTTAAGACGCTTGGCGATTGGTCCGCTCATGCCGCTCGCTCCTCGATCAATCTTATCCTTTCGATTTTTCATTCAGTCTGTCCACGATGCCCTGAACCTTATTCCACTCCGACCCACTGCAAATCGTCACTATCACCCGCCGATCCTCGTTCTCCGTCCCAAGTGCATTTACCAGTGCCGACAGTTCCTCGGGTGAGTCACAGAATGCGCGGAAATCCCCGCCTAGATCTGAGATCATAAATCGGTGAAACTCTGAGAGAGTAATCATTGTCCCACTTGCTTCTCCACGCTCGACAGCACCGCGTACCCTACCAGCAACACCCAGAACCTCCATTTGACCCAGCGGAGTCCACAGACCGCCAGCAATACTCCAAACACCGCGCCGTAGATCACCGGGTATAGTCGGAGCGTCATATTGTCTTACCTATGCGTCTCGATTTCTTCACCGGCACCGGCACCGGCACCGGCATGTTCTCGCTTACCGTCACCACTCGCAGATTCTCCGGTCGGTTGTCACACACATTACCGTTAACGTGATGCAACGCCCGCATGTCCTCGTCGTCCTCAGACGAATACTTCTTCGCGCCTGCCTCCGCGATATCCAGCCATCGCAGTACTGTTCCTATCGGTGGGCACTCATGCCCATGCAGGTGCAAATCGTAGCAGATGTCATCTACGATCCAGCGTGCGACTTGTCGAGCGTTAGCCATGATCATTGCACCTTTGGCAAATTCACAAGCATGCCATTCATTGTCACATCCGGATCGCATGTGCACTCTTCGCTATCATCCTGCAATTCCGGGCACTCCCCGTCGTGGTACAGCAGCAACTCGTTGTATTCGCCTTCGTTATACAAAATCACACCGGCATCGATCAGGGAATCCACCTTTTTCTTGGCGTTTCCTCGCAGCATCCAAGTCAACTGCGTCCTTGCGTGTTCGGCTGACTTGACGCTCATTTCTTCCTCGCCGCTTTCACCATGTATTTCTGTGCCAGATACGCCCTGCGCCCCGCATGATAAATCTTCTTGCCTGCTGCTTTCGAGTGATCGCATTCCTTGTGGGCTTTCGCCAACGCCTTCCTCGCACGATCCCATTCAATCACCCAATCGCGCAAGTCCCACAACCCCTCGTGATAGGTATGGAACGCATTGTGTTCGTGCTTCACGCCACATCACCGATCTTGGCTCGCTGTCTCAACCTGCGCTGCGCATCCCGATTCTTGTGCACCGGACTGCAATACCGCTGCGTCCGCACCACTGGGATAAACCGCCTCACGCATCCTTTAAGCCTGCATATTCTGGATTTCTTCATGCCGGAAATCAACATAAACGTTTACTATTACTTTGTCAACGATTATTTTCACGCATCCACTTGCATTCCGTAAAATCAGTAGTAGACTTCCATAGTGGCCACCATCCGCAAGCTCACCGTCGTACAGAAACGCGCTATGATCGACAGATTCGCGGACGCGCTCGCCGCCGATCCCACCCCCGAGAACTCCCGCCAGCTCGCTGTCTATCGAGAGATCAAGCGCCTCGAACGCACCACTACTGATGAGCAATTGGCATTCCTCGGCTGTCAGCGTCTCCGTGTGATGCGCCGCTGCCCCAAGGGAGATTACACCCAGTTCATCCGCATGAAGTTTTGCCGCAAGCGATTCTATTGCATAGACTGCTGTGGATGGCGGCTAGGCCGACAGGCATTCGAGTGGGAGAGCCTGATCCGTGGCGCAATGGCGTCTACCAGTCTCCACCTCGGCCCAATGCTGGAACTGGAATGGCCAGTCCCCGAAGCCTCTGCCCGTGACCGCCAGATCATGGAAAAGTTCAGCCGGTATATCAAACAGACATGGCGGGCGCAACTCGCATCCCAGGGCATCGAGCCCGATCGCTGCATGCTGCTCAGGGCATTCGATCCCATCCGGGGACAAATCCGAGGGCTGTACCTAGGGCCTCCAGTGGCAGAGGGTAGTTTTAGTACAGATGTTTCTAAGGGCACCGAAGGGGGTTTTAGTACACTTGTTTCAATAAAGACTATATATATTGAAACAAGTGTACTAAAACCCCCCCCTGTTAGAAACAAGTGTACTAAAACCCTAGACCCCCCCTTAGAAACAAGTGTACTAAAACCTCAGGGCGGTATCGGGGGCCGTCCCAGCCCTTGGCAGCCTAGCGTGGTCCGCAGCGTTTACCTGCTCGGCAAGCGCGTTTCGCCCGTGGCCGAAGCTGGCATAGTGTTCGACCGTATTCGATCCAGTCTCAACTGGGTACTCGGCAGCTCGCGGGACATCCTAGACCTCACCCCGCAACGCGCATACGCAATTGAATCTCTCTATGGCGGGCGGCGGCTCACGGCAGCCAGTGGTGCTCTGTATGCCCCGAGCAAAACCACCAGCGAACCGGAACCATCCCTGCTGATCGAGCGAGAACACTCAGATGGAGAGGTAGAACCTGAGACTCGGGATGGATTGGCGCTCGCTGGGTCCAGTCAGGAAATGGTTGCTATGCCGAAGGAACCGGAATCGAATCAATGTCCGAATTGCAAAACCAGACTGGAAGATATCTGTGAGGCGGGCGACAGAACGAATCCGCCGCCCGTCACGGTGCAATGAAACTGTTACCGCTTCTTCGCTGACTTCTTCTTGCTGGCCTTCTGTTTGGCCTTTTTCGCTCCTTTCTTCGCGGCGCGCACGTGACTATCCCGGCTGCCTGTGTTGTGCTTCGACTTCGGTTTGCCACTACTCACCTGTGCCGGCATCGGCATCGGCACCTCGGCCTCGGTTACTGGTGGGGCAACAACTTCTGGCCGCTCCATCGGTATCCCCGGCTGCACAGGCTCATCGGGCTTGTCCGCCCACTCGCCGAGATCATCGTCGTCCTCGGCCTCGACCTCTGGTGCTTCGTACTCTTCATCGTTGATGCTGCTGTCATCGTCGATCATGTTGACCACCTCTCCATTTTGATTTGACTTGACCACTACCGACTTCCGATCCCTATGCTGCTGTTGTCGTCTTCCGCTTGTATCGTGGCCCACCCCCTTTCGGAATCACACTATCCGCCCGGCCTTTGACTGGACGGTCCACTATGCGCACTCCGCGATTCGGACAGTTCGGTTTACGGCAATCGCACTTTGGCTCTGCCCGATTGCTCCTTGGATTGTTATTGCGATCATCGAACATTGCACTCACCCCCCATTTCGATTTGACTTCCGATCTCTGCCACTACCTCTGCCTCGCCTGCCACCTTCATCTCATCGACAACCCGACCGCGCAACCATTCACACTGCTATGCGCACCTTGGTTCTTGGCAGTCATCAGCGGGTACACTGATTGTGCCAGCGAGCCATTTTGCACCGAATAAGTCTGAATCGGTGACCCCTGAAACGGGCTCAGCGGCGTCCCAGTGCCCAGACACTTGGCCTTGGATGTCGCACCCGCAGCGCTCAGGTGCATGTATATCCCAGGTTGCAGCACCACCACCCCCTGCACACACGGGACTTTATGCGTATCGATCACGTTGACTATCAGTGCCCCAGGCTGCCCCGGACTGGCTGTATTACATACCAGCACTATCTGTGCCTCCGCCTGTGAACAGTCATGCGCCGGCGTGGTATACGGACAGTCCCCCACGCCCATGTCGTAGGGATTCCCACTGGTATCGACAACACTGACATGGTAGATCATGTACTGGAATTGAATCGGCACCGGCACCACGAACAAATTGCTATCCCCGGCGTTGTCGGCATCGACAATCGTCCCGACTGTGCTGCCTTGGTTGTACTGAAAAAAGTTTAACGGCTGCTGTGTCTGCCCGTACATCGACGCACAGATCGCCATAGCCAAAATTACTACCGCTGCTGACACTCCCGCTGCCTTCATCGCTATTCTCCTTGATACTGAATTTGTGATTGTGTTCGTACTTGTGCTTCTACTCGGCCCCTATTCCAAAGACTCCAGAGCTTCGTTGACCAGAGTTCTAGTCAGGTTGTGCAACTTTTCAGGCGTTAATGTCTGCGTCCGCCATTCGCCATCCTCATAGACCTGCACGTCGAACTCGTTGCGTCTGATGTTGCGCTCGATCCGAAGTTTGATTTCCCTCATCGGCTTAACCACCAGACCAGTGCCACCCAGAACGGCGTGACAGCGATAATCGCATTCCGCATCCCCCGGAGCACGTTGAACGCATCGGTGCGCATGTCGAGATGTGCTTGCTCAGACTGCTCCGTGTACTGTTCGCAAGCCGCACACGGTTGGCCCGC